CCTTTTGCCTGTGCCGGTGTTAGCTTATGAGCATGGACAACTTCAGTAAACTTTGCCTTATCAATCGTGATACCCTGCATTGATTCAGGAAGGTTCGCATCTGCTAACCCATATCCCTCTGGTGCTGCCGGCACTCCCATTGCTGTATTGAAACGATTCCAACCTTCAACATCTTCCGGGCCTGTTGGAATTGGAACCTTCTCATGGCCAAGTAATGTTTCGAGATTGTTGTGGCTTGCAAAAGCCGCGTTTAATCCGTCTGGTGTATCTTCAAACTTTCCAAGCAAAGGGCTGCCTTGGAGATCTGTTGAAAGATGATTCTTCCAAGTTACTATTTCAGCCGGTGCTGCTGCGGCCGGTGCTGCTGCTCCTTCCGGGGCTTGATTATCCGGTATTACCGGGCCAAGATTATCCGTCATTTGGATCTCCTTCTCTGTTAGCCAAAGCTACGACCTGCTCTGGACTAAGTGTTAATAAGGTTTTGATCGTACCAATTAAGCGCCTATTTGCATCTCGCGCTATAATATCATTTGTATCACCCGAATCGAAATTGGTCGGGATCCATCCACCTATCTGCTCAATGAAAGCCATTGCTTCCTTACCTTGAGGGCTGTCAAAGGTTGCATGAAGGTTGCTGATCAATGCTGCTGCTTCTGCTCTATTTGTTAGATCTATCATTCTTTGCCTGCCTTTGCTGCATTAGCCATGTTAAGATCTACTTTAGATCCCTGCTCAACTACTCCACCACCGGCCTGAAGCATTGCCATATCTTGCTGTTGTTGTGCTTGCTGCGCTTTTGATTCCCTAAGAGCATCAAGATCCTTATCATCTCGCAATACCTTCTGAGGTGCGCCTATGATGTTCCATGCTGTATCAACAACCTCATCTGTATTGACTTTATCCAATACGCTAGGTGCAAGCTCTGCCATTGATCCAACCAACTGAATACCTGTCATTAATGAATTAAGCTCTGATCTACGCTGCGCCTGTGCAAGCTGTGAAATCAGATCGATCTCAAACTGTGGATCCTGCATAAACTCTGCCGGAGGTTCAGGAAGATCTCCCCTGCGAGATAATACTCCAATGGTCCTAACCAATCCCGGATTCAACATCTCTGCAATATAACGACCAACTGCCGGCCCGAGCATTGTCATTTTCTCATTGATCCGTTCTGCGATCTCTGGATTGTTCATCTGCTTTGTGATCTGGTTAAAAGCTAAGAATACATCATTATACATTAAGGATTTCACTTGCTCTGTATAATACTCAATAGCTGTAAGCCCGGCATTAGGATCCCCATGATTGCCAAAGGCAAATATATCCTTTGCTCCACCTTGCATCTTATTCTTATTGTAATAATTCACACCTCTTGGATTGCCATTGAAAGGCATGATGAAAGCATTGTCCGGAACTGCAATAGCCGGATCTGTGTTCTTCATCATTGATCTAAGATTAGTTTTCGCGATCGCGTTTAATAGTCTTGAGAATGGCAGCGCTTTCATAGCCGGGCTGAATCCCCAAGGTATGAATGGCCGCTTGTCAAACCTATGACACATTGCCGGCATCTCATTATATCCACCTTCATCAACTGTGATCTTGCTGCTAACATCAATCCATACAGCTTCAATAGGCATATTCTCTTTATCTGATTTCTGTACCTCTCTGACATGTCTTTCAGCTATGTATAAGATAAACTGATGTTTATTGGTTGGAGGAACTGCCTGCTTCAATTCTTCCTTCATCTTATCTGATAGCTTCTCAAGGCCAAACTTGCCTTCAGCTTGTTGTGCTGTATATTCAAACTCTAAGAAGTATCCGATCACCCTGCCGCGAGCATCTTCCTTTAGGCATACATTCTTGATCGGTAAACTCATAAACCTAATGCCATCCTTGGGATCTTCTTCAACTAGCATACAGCTTGTGCCATACACTCCGGATGATTTGTAGGATGCAATGATCTGATTATTGAAATTAGAATTGTTCAAGGTTGAGCTTACGATCTCCGCAACTTCCTCAAGATACTTAGCAACTGCCTTGTTACCTGCAAGCGCTTTGTTCTTCGCTCTTAGACTAAACCATTTAGATGTTGGAGGTGTAAGGTAATTCATAAAGCCTGAAGCTAGAACATCTGCCGATTCCAATGTTGTTGAATCAAAGAGATGATCAATAGTTAGCTCTGATCCGGGATAATATGATTTGCTTATATCAGCAGCTTCAATGTAGAAGTAATCATGCAGCGTTTGCCAATAGCTTTCAAAGTTAGATCTCATACCTTTGTACTGCTGATATTCATCAATTAGCAGCGTGGCCCTTGGAGTATTTACTGAATTGGGCTTCTCTTTTGTGTATTCCATAATCTCCCCTTATTGGCCTGTTAGCGTTTTTGTAATAGTTGCTGCTTCATCTTTTAATCCTAGCGGTGAAGTGAATGTTGTTTTGTTTCTAGCCATAGCTCTCTGTCTCGATAAAATAGATTCTTTAGCCTGTGATGCTGATTTAGCTTTCAAGGCTGATGATTCAGCGATCGCTTGCTGATTAGCCACATCTGCATCATGCTTGGCGCTCTTTGTAGCTTGCCGGCCTTGAGATGCTGAGTATTGGGAATATCCAACTGCGGCCCCTGCTGCACCAACTGCTGCAACTCCAACACCAAAAGCGCCAACACCGGCTGCTGATGCTGCTACTGTTGATCCCAATGCTAACCCTATTGAAGTAAATACAGGCATATCATTCTCCTATTGTTTTATAATATTTTCTTTCGATCTCTTTGAACCCGGATCGTTTGTATAATTTATCAACTCCCTCAAGATGCTCATTGCAATAGGCCCACATTGAAACACCTTTGCAGCCCTTATCTTCGCAAGTCTTGAGTAATCTTTTAAACAACATGATCCCCAATCCCCTAGCTTCAGGATTGACATACCATAACACTTCTTCGAAGAATAAGCCCATGCTAAAACCATCAATGAACCTGCCTGCTATGATCCCCACAACCTCATTATCTCTTTCAGCTAATAACACAACACCCGATAAAAGGCATACATCAATTATCCCTGTCATTTGATCATTAGTGAGCTTGCCAAGGATAGTTTCCTCTGAGTATCGTTGCCCAATCTTCTCAAGTGCTGCGCGATCCTTCTCTGTTGCAAATCGTATCATCTGATCCCCATGCTTTCAAATAGATTACATTCCGGAGCTTGTTGGTTCTGGTTCCTGTTGTACTGAGCTTCTTGGATCTGCTTCACTTTGCCTATCAAAGAAACCACCATGATCAAAGCATCTGCCTTGTTTGGTGATGGCTCATTAAACTTTTCTTTCATGATCTGCTTACTGATCAAGATCTTGCGCTGTTGATGATCGTAAGTGAAACGGATCGCGTTCTTCAGCTCTTTGATCAGGCCTTGATCATGTAAATGGATATGATGATTGACCAACATCTCTTTAAGTAAGTAAGCATTAACTGTTCTGTGATTAGCGTAATCCTGATTATCCTTATATCCGATTGATGGATTTCTAAAGCCGGTGATCGTATCCATCTGCCTGCCACATCTAAGCGTGTCCAATGGCCCGGATCCAATTCCATCCTCATCTATGATTGATCCATCCACGCGTTGCTCATTCAAGATAGATAGGATCCGGCCTGTTGAATAGTTTAGATCTCTATGCCCCCACTCATCCAAGAATACTTCTTCCCAATGTAAAGCTCCCATCTGTTGAATGATGATACAAGCACATTTGTCGTCCCCAAACCGGGCAATATCAAAAGCGGCTAGTCTTATGCCATAGCCTTCGCGCATGGGATAATTCAATGTTCGCGCGATCTCTAACTCTGATCCGGTGTAAACTGCATCCTCTGTCTTATCTAATGGAACACCCATCCAAATGTGTTCGTAATCATCTGATCCCTGCGCATCACTTTTCTTTTTACATTCGGCTGCTTCATGTATCAATGCCTTAGTAACATATTCATTTTCATCAAAGTTAATATCTATGGTGTAGCAATCATCACGATCAGCGCAAAAGACAACAACCGGATCATCATCAACATGAGGATTCATTGTAAAGAAGATCTTCGCCTTGTCTTTTCTGATAGTTGGTATCAATACATCAATAGTGTTTTTAGTTAAGCCTTGAGATTCATCAATCCAAACAATATCAACACCTTCCATCCCCTTAATGTTTAAGGCTCCCTGATCTCGGAAGCCCCTGAATTGAAATACTGTACCTGATTTCTTATGTACGATCTTAGTCGTAAAGATCTTATAATCATCAAGCTCATAATGCCTGATAAGATCAGCGAGGAGTGAATGAACACTCTCTGTAATATTCTTTTGAATCTCTCGACCACATACGATCCTGAGTTTGCGGATCTGTCCTAGGTAAAGAAGCATCCTGCCAATGTACTGCGACTTGCCGCCACCTCTGCCGCCTTTAGCAAGGAAGTATCTGAAATTGTTTAATATCTCAAGTATCTTGACGAGCTTTCCCGGCCCTTGTAAGATCTTAGGAACTGTCAGGTTCGGATCCAATGTCAAACGAAACCTCCGCATCACCTATTTTAACTGTTGGCATTATAACTATTGGCCTGCTTGTATCTGCTGCATCTTCTCCAAAGAGTTTGATATGTCTACCTAATAGCTCTTGTGATTTCAATGCTCCGTTTTCTTTGAATACATATTCACCTGTTGGCTGTCCTTCACTATCAAGAACCTCTTTGTGCTGCATACACCTCTCACCTATCTCTTGGATGTTTCCAAGGACATATTCTGCTGTAATCGCTAGTTTCTCTATTGGTTTTGTTAAAAGTTGCTTCAGGTAGGTTTGGATGTTCAACTTTGTCAACATCATAGATGCTTGTGTTCGCGCAGTTTTCTTAGAATACCCGGCGGCAGTAGCAGCTCGGCTTCCATTCATATCGACAATATACTCTCTGCAAAACATTTTTTGTTTCTCATTGAGCTTATTCATACTACTATTGATGCATACTTTTGAAGGATTGTCAAGCGTAAAGATATATATTGCTAGTGGTTAGATAAAATCGGTAGGATTGATTACTTTAGTAGCGCGAGGTTTTAAACTCTTGGCAGGCAAGTTAGCAGCCGGATCCCTGGCAACAATAGGATCATGCTTCCAGGGATGATTAGCTTTTTGTTTCTTGCTTTTCCTGAACTTCACCATTTATTGCTCCTTACAAAAAAGGCTGAATTGCCTAACCATTAATAATTTAGCATCACCATCATTGAGATCACCATAGCCTAAAGCCTTGGCCTTCTTAGCTGATAAAGCTACTGAGTGTTTGCTTGCATAAGTGCAACCTGATAATAATAGAACTGCGATAATTAGATATTTCATAAGTACCTCACCATATCAAAAAGGTTAATAAATAAAGTGCTTCAATAATAAGAATAAAGAACGCAACCGCTATCAAAGCCGCTATTCCAGTTAAGATAGCCATAACGATCTGTTTAAACCAATACCAAAATCTCATAACCCTCTCCCTTTCATCTCTTGTTTAAGTTCCTCAATTCTTTGTTTAGCTATATTGAAGTAAGTTTCATCTAACTCTATACCTATAAACTCTCTGTTAGTGTTCTTACAAGCCACTCCAGTTGTTCCACTACCCATTGTGAAATCTAAAACTGTTTCCCCCTCATTTGTGTATGTTTTGATTAGGTATTCCATTAGGGCTACGGGTTTTTGTGTTGGGTGAAGCCCTCTTTTTGTTTTTATATCTAAAACGCTGACCGGATAATACTGATCACTTTCATAATATTTAGATGGTAAACTTCCATTAGCTACACCACCTATCACTTTACCCCCCTTCATTCTTTTCTTACCCTTTACCATTTGAGGATTATACTTTCCATTAAAAACCACAATATCCTCGTGTGTTTTTAATGGTTGGAATCTTGCCGATGCAACGTTTGCTGATGTTCTTTTATGCCAGACCCAACAATACTTAAACATTTTCATATTTGAACTAATTAAAGTAGTAGTAAACGGCTGACTAGCAGTCATAACAATGGCACCACTAGACTTAATAATTCTCTTTAACTGTTTCCACATAGGCTCTAGGGGAATAATGCTGTCCCACTTACAAGCAGTTGTTCCGTAAGGAGGATCAGTAAGTATCATGTCCACTGAACCAT